CTGGAACCATCAATGGTAAGTTCAGAGTTTACATTGACCCCTATGCTGCTAACCTGGCTGCTAACAACTCTGCTAGCAACTCTGGTAACCAGTATTATGTTGTTGGTTATAAGGGTTCTTCCCCTTATGATGCTGGTCTCTTCTACTGCCCATATGTACCCCTTCAGATGGTACGTGCAGTTGGTGAGAACACCTTCCAGCCCAAGATTGGCTTTAAGACAAGATATGGTCTTGTTGCTAATCCCTTTGCTGAAGGTACTACCCAAGGACTTGGTAGACTTAGAGTCAACTCTAACCGCTACTACAGAAGGGTCCTGGTCAAGAATCTGATGTGATCACTGGATCATATCCAACCTCAAGAGACCCTTAGGGGTCTCTTTTTTTATTATGTAAATAAATAATCAAAAAAGATAATGGCTGATGTAAGAACAAGACAACCTATTAGGTCAACACCATCAACTGCTGGTAAACCTGCTATTCAAAATAGAAACTTTTTACAACCACAAGGGTTTAGGTTTTCAATAGCAAGGGCACCAAAGGTGACGTTCTTTGGTAATGCTGTGAATATACCTGGTTTGACTTTAAGGACCACAATTCAACCAACTGCTGGATTAAGGGATATTCCTTTGCCTGGTGAGATTATTGATTTTGAGGATCTTACACTTAATTTTCTTGTTGATGAGGAACTTCAAAACTATATTGAAATTCAAAATTGGATCAGGGGTATAGGATTTCCTGAGAGTCTTCAGGAGATATATGATTTTCAGGATCAGAAGGTTGGTACAGTGAGGGATAATAGTGGTACATTGAACCTCTATTCAGATGGAACATTGACCATTCTTGATGCAATGCAGAATGAAAATTTCAAGGTGAAGTTTCAGGATTTGTTCCCAGTTTCCTTGTCAACCATTCAATTTGATGCTACAATGCAGGATACTGAATACTTTACTGCTCAGGTTTCATTTAAGTATTTGAATTATACTATTATTAAAGGAAGTGGATTTGAATGATTACTCTTGATAAGATTCAAGAGATGTGGGAAAGGGATGCAAAGATGGACCCAGATAATCTTCATACTGAGTCCCTTAATATTCCAGTTCTACACTCTAAATATTATGAGATATACAATAACATCTATCTGCTGAGAAAAAAGGCAGAACAACAAAGAAAAAACATCAGGCACGAACGCTATGAATACTTTTCTGGTAAAGCGGAACCAGAGGTATATATTGAAAATCCCTTTCCTAAAAAGATTAGGGATAAAGAAACTATGCAGAAATATCTGGATGCAGATGAGAAACTCTCAGGAGTTTCGTTAAAGATTGACTACTATGAAACTATGTTGAGGTATTTGGAAGAAATACTTAAACAGATAACTAATAGAACATATCAAATTAAAAACTCAATAGAATTTTTACGTTTCACCTCAGGACTAGGATGAACTCAGAAGATCACCAAGACATTTTTTATGATGTTACTCTTGGGATAAATGATGTCAGAGTTCTACATTATGCAATTAGTGAGGCAATCAAAAACTGGCCAGGAGCACCTGCTAGACCAGCAGAGGAGCAGCAGTATCTCTGGCAGGCAAGGGATTGGACGAAAAAAATTATACTAGAACACACCTTTAATATCATGTAATAAATAGTGCCAGGTGAGATTTCATTATGGCAGATCTGAGTATTCAGAAGATAAACGAGGTCTATCTGCAAGTTAAAACTGAACCTCATATTGAATATGAGTTAAGGGATAGATTCACTTTTGAAGTACCAAATAAAAAATTCATGCCCCAATACAGGAGTAAGTATTGGGATGGATATGTACACCTATTCAACATGAAGACCAAGAGGATCTATGTGGGTCTTCTTGATAAGGTTGTTGCGTTCTGCGAGACAGCAGGATACACCTATGAGTTTGTGGACAATAAGTTCTATGGTCCACCATTTGAGGTCAATGAGATGATCTCAGAGGAGGGTGTGAAGGACTTTATGAGGGCAATCACACCAATCAAACCAAGGGACTATCAGATTGATGCTGTACATGATGCCCTGAGATATAACAGGAAGTTGTTGATCTCACCAACAGCATCTGGTAAGTCATTCATGATTTATACCATTGTCAGGTTCCATGTGAATGCTGGTAGGAAGATCCTGCTTGTGGTCCCAACCACATCACTTGTGGAGCAGATGTTTAAGGACTTTCAGGATTATGGGTGGGATGCTGAGAATCATTGTCACAGGATCTATGCTGGCAGGGAGAGGGTCAATACCAATGAGGTTACCATCACCACCTGGCAATCTGTCTATCAACTGGATAGGTCATTCTTTGAGGAGTATGATGTCATCATTGGGGATGAGGCGCACCTTTTTAAGAGTAAGTCCCTTATATGCATCATGGACAAGTTACACCATGCAAAGTATAGATATGGGTTCACAGGCACTTTAGATGGCACACAGACCCATAAATGGGTCTTAGAGGGATTGTTTGGACCATCATACAAGGTAACCCAAACAAAGAAACTAATTGATGAGGGTCACCTTGCAACACTGGATATCCAATGCCTTGTCCTTAAATACAAACCCCAAAAGTTTGATACATATGAGGATGAGATTCAATTCCTGATTGGTAATGAAAAAAGGAACAGATTCATCACCAATCTTGCTGTTGATCTAAGGGGTAATAGTCTGATCCTATACAGTAGGGTTGAGACACATGGTGCCATACTTTACGAAATGATAAATAACAGGGTCAGGAAGGGAAGACAAGTCTTCTTTGTTCATGGCGGTGTAGATGCTGAAGATAGGGAAAAGGTAAGGGAAATCACAGAGCAACAGAATAATGCAATTATTGTTGCCTCTTATGGAACTTTCAGCACAGGGATTAATATTAAGAATCTACACAATGTAATATTTGCCTCTCCATCAAAGTCTCGTATCAGGAATTTACAGAGCATTGGTAGAGTCCTAAGAAAAGGCAAAAACAAGGTAAAAGCAAAACTTTATGATATTGCTGATGATCTTACTTTGGGATCAAGAAAGAATTATACACTGAATCATTTTATTGAAAGGGTGAAAATATATGTTCAAGAGCAATTCAATTATGACATCATATCAATCAACATAAAAGAGTAGGAGGAGTGTATGCTGGAAGATGATTTCTATTGTACAATAAAATTTAAGGGTGGTGATGAGATCTTTGCCAAGGTGGCAGCAGAGGAGGATGATGATAAGACAATGCTTCTAATCTCAAACCCTATTGTTGTAGAGGAGGTTAAGGTTAGGGGGACAGTTGTAGGGCATAAGTTTGAACCCTGGCTTAAATCAAGTAAGGATGATATGTTCCTGGTTAATATGGATGATGTTCTTACTATGTCTGAATCAGAGGATATTGAGATGATCCTTTACTATCAGGATTATATCAGGAGGATGCATAAGGGTAATCATGCTCAGATAGATAGGAAGATGGGATATCTCTCATCTGTTCAGGATGCTAAGGAGGTCCTAGAGAAACTCTATAAATCTAGCTAAGGCTTATCCTTCAAAGGCAACAAACCTATTCTACTGGTAAAGTTTATGGTTGTCAACGTTTTGTTTTCCTGTTATAATAATTCCAGTAGATAAATGATTATCATGCCCTTCTCATATACGATTATGCCTAGACCTAAGAAGTCAGAACACTATGTAAATAATAAGGACTTCTTAGCAGCACTGGAACAGTATGCTATTGATGTTGAAAGGGCAAAGGAGAATGGTAATCCTAAACCACAGATTCCCAGATATATTGGTGAGTGCTTCCTGAAGATTGCTAATCACCTATCATATAAGCCTAACTTTGTGAACTATATGTTTAAGGATGATATGATCTGTGATGGTATTGAAAACTGCGTAAGATATATTCATAACTTTAATCCTGAGAAATCCAAGAACCCATTTGCCTATTTCACCCAAATCATTTATTATGCATTCCTGAGAAGGATCCAGCAGGAGAAGAAGCAACTGGAGATTAAAAACAAGATCCTGGAGAAAACCAACTTTGATGAGGTCTTTGACTCCAATGACCTTGACAGCACAAATTATAGCGAGTATAATTCTATCAAGGATGCTGTCCATAGCAAGTTGAGGAGCTGATGCGAGTAGCAGTCATTACTGATACACACTTTGGGGCAAGAAAAGGTTCCAAGTTGTTTCATGATTACTTTGAAAAGTTCTTTGAGGACATCTTCTTTCCATCACTAAAAGAGAAGGGTATCACCACTTTGATTCACATGGGTGATGCCTTTGATGTTCGTAAGGGTATTGACTTTAAATCCTTGGAGTGGGCAAAGAGGGTATTCTTCAATCCCCTGAGAGAGATGGGTATCACCATGCACCTGATGTGTGGTAATCATGATGCCTATTACAAGAATACCAATGATATCAACTCCAATGATTTACTATTGAATGAGTATGATAATGTATTCACATACTCCTCAGTAGCAACTGAGGTCACCATTGATAAGACACCCATCCTATTCATTCCCTGGATTAATGATGAGAATAGGGAGCAGACATTAAGTGTGATTGAAAACTCAACCTGTGAATATGCCATGGGTCACCTTGAACTTAATGGATTCAGGGCACATAGGGGATGTGTCATGGATCATGGTGCTGATGTAAATCCATATCAAAAGTTCAATAAGGTGTTTTCTGGTCACTATCATACAAGATCTGATGATGGTAAGATATACTATCTGGGAAATCCCTATGAGATGTTCTGGAATGATGTCAATGACACCAGGGGATTCGTGTTCATGGAAACAGATGATATGAGTTTTGAGTATGTCAATAACCCATATCACCTGTTTTATAATGTCTATTATGAGGATACCCCTCATCAGATGTTTGATGCAACCCCATATCACAATAAGATTATCAAGGTAATCGTAAAATCTAAATCAGATGCTGCCTCCTTTGAGAAGTTTATTGATAAACTCTATGATGCCAAAGTGGCAGACCTTAAAATTATTGAGAACTATGATTTCAATAATGGATGGGTTGATCAAAATGAGGATGTTGAGACAGAAGATACCTTCTCTATCTTGAATAGATATATTGAAGAAGCAGAGTTTGCCCTGGATAAATCACAGGTAAAATCTCTGATCAAAAGTGTCTATGAGGAAGCTTGTGAGCTAGTCTGATGTTTATCATTACAGTAAAGGGGAAAGAAAAAGAAGGAGCATATTCTGTGGTAGATGATGAGGGAGAACAGGTCCTTTACATCTTTGAAGAAGAGGATGATGCTGTAAGATATTCCATGCAATTAGAGGAACTTGAATATCCAACCATGCATGTAATTGAAATTGAGAGTGACCTAATGATTCATACCTGTGAGACACATGGTCACAGGTATGCTATTATATCCAAAAATGACATTGTGATTCCACCTGATAAATCTGATGATAACTTTTAAAACAATTACCTGGAAGAATTTTTTATCAACTGGTAATCACCCCACAACTATAAATCTTGATAGTGACTCAACAACATTGATCATTGGATCAAATGGTGCTGGTAAGTCAACCATCCTTGATGCCCTAACATTTTCCCTATATGGTAAATCATTCAGAAAGATTAACAAGGGTCAACTCATTAATACAACCAATGAAAAGAATTGTCTGGTGGATATTGTATTCACCTGTAATAGTGTTGAGTGGAGGATAGAGAGGGGTATTAAACCCAATATCTTTAAGATTTATAGGGATGGAAAGGAACTTGATCAGAATGCATCTGCTATTGATCAGCAGAAGTGGTTAGAGCAGAATGTCCTGAAGATGAACTATAAATCATTCACCCAGATTGTGATACTGGGAAGTAGTTCCTTTGTTCCCTTTATGCAACTTCCCACCAATAGTAGGAGGGAGGTTGTTGAGGATCTATTGGATATTAAGATCTTCTCCTCAATGAATGAGATTGTAAAATCAAGAACACGTATTGTTAAGGATGAAATCAAAACACTTGAGTTGAAGAAAGAGAGTTTGAAAGATAAGGTTGATATGCAGAGGGACTTTATCAAACAGATAGAGGATCAGAGTAAGGATGATGTGGATAGAAAAAAAAGTTCTGTATCTATCCTGATGGAGGAGATATCAGTTCATGTAAAGAAGAATGATGATCTGGATACTGAGGCAAAACAAATTCAACTTCAACTGACAGATTATAGTAATGCTTCAAAGAGACTGAAAGAGTTCCTTGCCATTGAGGGTAAATTGTCAATGAAGATTGCCAAGGTACTTAAGGATCATACCTTTTTTGAAAAAAATACTGTTTGCCCTACCTGCTCTCAGGATATGGAAGAGAGATTTAGATTAAATAGAATTAGTGACTTCAAAAATAAGGCAAAAGAATTGCAGGAGGGGTATTTAAAACTCCAAGATGCGATTGAAAAGGAAGAGATTAGGGAGTCACAATTTAAACAACTATCAGGAGATTTAAGTAAACTTCTTAATGGCATTACTACAAACAATTCTCAAATCAATGGGTGTCAAAGACAAATCAACAGACTTGAACAAGAAATTCAAACTATTACCAGTCAAATTGCAAACAGAAATTCTGAACATGAGAAATTAGAGGAGTTCAGATCCAGTCTTCAAGACACCTTTGAGAATATAAGTGAGAAGAAAGAGAAGATTACTTACCTTGATTTTACATATAATCTACTTAAAGATGGTGGTGTAAAGAGTCAGATTATCAAGAAGTATCTGCCCATCATCAATCAACAGGCAAATAAGTATCTTCAAATGATGGACTTCTACATCAACTTTAAACTTGATGAGGAGTTTACAGAGACGATTGAGTCTCCCATCCATGAGGATTTCTCTTATGCTTCATTCTCAGAGGGTGAGAAAATGCGGATTGACCTTGCACTCCTCTTTACCTGGAGGGAGATTGCAAGAATGAAGAACTCTGTCAATACTAATCTCCTTATTATGGATGAGGTCTTTGACTCATCCCTTGATGGTTTTGGCACAGAGGAGTTCCTTAAGATTATTAGGTTTGTAATTAAAGATGCTAACATTTTTGTTATCTCTCACAAGGATGGACTTGAAGACAAGTTTAATAATGTGGTAAAATTTGAGAAGGTAGGTAATTTTTCAAGGATAGAACCATGAGAATCAGAAGACCAGTAGATATGGGTGATAATTTTAGAAAGAACATGACCCTAATCACAGACCCAAGATCTGATAGGTATCTCAATGAATATTCCAAACTGGCAACATCACTCAAAGAAGGAGCAGAAAATTCATCTGAAACCAGTCAAACTGAGGCAACGTAAAGAAGCATTGCATTACTTAAAGAAAAAGTTAAATGTAACTGAAAAGTCATTAAGTTAGCATACGATGACTAAATAGTTCAGTGAGTGAGGAGGTTATTATCATGCATAACTTAGTATCACATAATGAACTTGCTTCATGGAAGTGGGATGAAAAGAACACATTGGATGACCAATATAACCAAGTTTCCGAATACTTCCAGTGCATATCAGAATGTGATATAGTAGACCATCAAGCAAGGAGATTCTGCAGACACATCCTAACTGAAGATTAAATCTAAACAAACTCATAAGGAGTAAAAGACCAAAGCCCCCTGCACCTTAAATAAGTGTGGGGGGTTGGTGCGTGTGCCAGTTTGTAAAGTGGTTGCAATGGGTTTCAAAACCAGTCAGAGGGTGTAGACTATTCACATAAGCAAGAGACCCAATGCCTGTCAACTATGAAGTTAAGTCTCAACTGGCAAAATTGCTTGCCACTGAGGACCTGATTGTTGAAAACAAGAATGTCTCAACTGCACAATTCAATGTTGAGACAAGGGTATTGACCCTGCCAATGTGGAAGCGTGCCTCTAGCACTGTGTATGATTTGTTGGTTGGTCATGAGGTTGGACATGCATTGTTCACCCCTGATGATTGGAGTTGGGAAAAAGTAGTTCCTCACCAGTTTGTCAATGTAACTGAGGATGCACGCATTGAGAAACTAATGAAACGTAAATATCCTGGTTTACACAAGACATTTTACTCTGGTTATAGTGAACTCTCAGATCAAGACTTCTTCTGTATTGAGGATCAGGATGTTGATGAGATGAACCTAGCAGATCGTGCCAATCTTTTCTTTAAGATTGGAAGGTTTATTGATATTAGTTTTACTGAGGAGGAGATGGTCATCATTAAGCAGATTGGTGATGCTGAAACATTTGATGAGGCTGTTGAGGCAGCAAAGACTCTGTATGCTTATTGTAAGGGTAACCAGGAACCCCAGAAACAACCCATGCATCAACCACCACAATCTGGTGGACAGGGGGGTGGTGAGCAACAGGAACAGCAACAGTTTCCTGAGAACACACCAGTTTCCTCTGGTGACAGTGAAGATGAGAGTCCTGAGGCACAACAAAATGAATCAAAAAGTGAAAACCAGAATCAAGATGAAACTCCTGATGGGGCACCTGGAACAGAACCAGAAGTCCAGACAGATCAAACCTTTGAAGATCGTGTTCAGGAGTTCAATAGTAATCTTGATGGTCGTGAGAATGGTTACTATGAGATGCCTAAATTTGATGCTAAAAAGTTTATTATTCCTTTTGCTAAGATTCAAAAAGACTTACAAGAATCTGAAAAAATTAATCTTGAAGGAATTAAAGAATTAGGTGGTGGTAAAGATATATTTGGTTTTGTGGATTCAGAGTATCAAAAATTCAGGAAATCTGCTCAGAAGGAGGTCAATTATCTTGTGAAAGAGTTTGAGTGTAAGAAAGCAGCAGATGCCTATGCACGTTCTTCCACTGCCAGAACTGGTGTGCTTGATTGTTCCAAACTTCACACCTTCAAGTACAATGAGGATCTTTTCAAAAAAGTCACCACTGTTACTGATGGTAAAAATCATGGACTGATTTTTATTCTTGATTGGTCTGGTTCAATGGGTAATTGTATCCTTGAGACAATCAAACAACTCTACAATCTTATCTGGTTTTGTAATAAGTGTAACATCCCATTTGATGTCTATGCTTTCACAAACTCTTACATTGATAGTATTGATCCTAATTACAGGGAAAGAACTGTTTGGGAAGAGAATAAGTTCATCATTAGTGGTGAATTCTCATTGATGAATCTTTTTAGCAGCACTGCTAAGAAGAAAGATCTTGAAGCACAAATGCTTTCTGTTTTCAGGATGGTATTTGGTATGAGAATGTACGTGAATTATTCCTATCCTGCTCAGTATTCCCTATCTGGAACACCTCTGAATGAGGCTCTTGTTATGTTGCATCAGGTAATTCCTGAATTTAAGAAGAACAATGATCTTCAAAAGGTACATTGTTTTGTCCTTACTGATGGTGAAGCAAGTGGTATGATGATTGGTAGGGAGAACTATTATGGTGGTCATGGAGCTCAGCACATCAGTGGTGGATCTTCTTATCTCAGAAACAGAAAAACTGGGTTTACCTATCTGTTTGAGTATCAGTATCATTCTTTTACTGAGGTTATATTGCAGGATCTAAAAGATACCTTTCCCAATACAAACTTTATTGGCATTCGCCTCTGTCCTCCCAGAGAAATGAACAACTTCATTCGCAATTATCAAAGTTTGAATGAGGATACTTTGAAGAAAATTAAGAAGGACAAGTATTTTGACATCAAAAATTCTGGATACACCTCATATTTTGCCATGCAAACTGGAGCATTGAATCAAGATGCTGATTTCAATGTGGAGGAGGGTGCTTCTAAAGCAAAAATCAAATCTGCCTTTATCAAAAATTTGAAAACAAAATCACTAAATAAGAAAGTTCTTGGTAAGTTTATGGAGTTGGTTGCATAAGAAACCACTTCCATAACTGTCCATTGGGGGGTGCCTGACCCCCCAAAATCCCTTATAATGAACCTGTTGAACAAAACCACTATGGCACTCTCCACTGAATACGTTGTTTCATCACTCTCAAATCTTTATGGATCAGAAGTAGTTGCTGCTGATGTTCGTGCCTGGTGTGCCATGAATGGCACCACCTATCAGACTATTACTAAGAAACTTGATTGCTACAAGGTTGGTCGTGGTAAGTGGAATCTGACTGTTCAGGAAAAACTGGAGCAGTCTTATGAGGCACCTTCTGCAATGCCTGCTGTAGAGCAAAACCTTGTTCCTCAGAAAGATGAAACATTTGTTCAGTTTGGTAATTTTAGTGATGTTAAAAAAATTATCAAATCCAATCTTTTCTATCCTGTTTTCATCACAGGACTCTCTGGTAATGGTAAAACACTCTGTGTTGAGCAAGCTTGTTCACAACTCAAAAGGGAGTTGATTCGTGTCAACATCACTATTGAAACAGATGAGGATGATCTTATTGGTGGTTTCCGCCTTGTTAATGGTGAGACCATCTGGCATAATGGCCCAGTCATTGAAGCACTCCAACGTGGAGCAGTCCTGCTCCTTGATGAGATTGACCTCGCCTCAAACAAAATTCTTTGCCTCCAATCTATTCTTGAAGGAAAAGGGATTTTCCTCAAGAAAACTGGCCAGTACATTGCGCCCACAAAGGGTTTCCAAGTATTCGCAACCGCCAATACTAAAGGAAAGGGATCAGATGATGGTAGATTCATTGGAACTAATGTGCTCAATGAAGCCTTCCTTGAAAGATTCCCAGTGACCTTTGAACAGTCCTATCCCTCTGCTGCCACAGAGCAGAAGATCCTTGAGGGTGTGGCACTGGATCTGGGTGTTGAGGATCGTGCCTTCTGTAAGCACCTTGTGGACTGGGCTGACATCATCCGCAAGACCTTCTATGATGGTGGTATTGAGGAAGTGATCAGCACACGTCGTCTGGTTCATATCATCAATGCTTTTAGCATCTTTAATAACAAGGAGAAGGCAATTCAGGTCTGCATCAATCGCTTTGATGAGGAGACCAAAGCATCCTTCCTTGAATTGTATGACAAGGTTGATGCTGATTTTGTAATGACTGATTCAGTTGACACCATCAAAATGGTTTGATATAATTACTGATGGTAAACTCTTGGTCATTACTTTACAATGAACTTTATGGAGACACTATGATTGACACAGGAAACTACAATAAAATTTATGGTCTTGATGATACAATTGCAGGAGGACTAGGTGATGATAGAATCACCTTCTCCTCTGATGTTTATGGTGCTGCTGAATCTGTGGATATGAGTGATATGTTAAGCACACTTAGCTCACCTGATACTATTAGTTTTAATATCCCTGATCTTCCAACCACTGATAATAAGAATGGACGTTGGAAATATAATGAGGATGTAATCCTTAAAGAAGTGCGTGATTATCTGGGAATGACCTATCGTTCCCATTACACTTCACAAGAGTCAAAAACTCAGACTCTTGACCTTATTGAGGGTATTGGTGATGCTGAACCTTTCTGTAGATCTAATGCAATCAAATACCTATCACGTTTTGGAAAAAAAGATGGAAAGTCTAAAAATGACATCCTAAAGGCAATTCACTATTGCATTCTTCTCTATCACTTTGCTGGCCTCTGTAATGACAACCCTGAACCATATGAAACTTTCTGATACCACTGTCAACCTGTTGAAGAACTTCTCTTCAATCAATCAGTCCATTTTGTTTAAACAGGGAAACAAACTTCGTTCTATCTCAGTGATGAAGAACATTCTTGCTGAGGCAACAGTAGAAGAAGATTTCCCAAGGGATTTTGGTATCTATGACCTGAATCAGTTCCTCAATGGATTGTCACTTCATGTAAGTCCTGAACTTGACTTTAAGAGTAATGACTTTGTGATGATCAGGGAAGGTAAGATGCGCTCTAAGTATTTCTTTGCTGATCCTACAGTCATTGTTGCTCCTCCTGAAAAGGAGATCTCTCTTCCTACAGAGGATGTTTGTTTTGAACTAACCAGTCAACAACTGGAAAAACTGAAGAAGGCAGCATCCATCTATCAACTCCCTGATATCTCTGCTATTGGTGATGCAGGTGTTATCAAACTGGTTGCTCGTGACAAGAAGAATGATACCTCTAATGACTTCTCCATTATTGTTGGAGAAACTGATTCACAATTCACATTTAATTTTAAAGAAGAGAATTTGAAAATTGTTCCTGGTTCCTATGATGTGGTTGTCTCTCAAAAACTTCTGTCACGTTTTACAAATCATAACATTGATGTGACCTACTTTATTGCCCTTGAACCTGACTCTACCTTTGGATGAAACACATTCTTTTTACATTAAAAGGATGCCCTTATGGTTTTCTGGATGATGAAGCACACATTCGCAATGTTCTTGCCAATGCTGCCACATTGTCCAGAAGTACATTGTTAAATGTTACAACTCATAAATTTGAACCTCAGGGGGTTACTGGAATTGCACTATTAGCAGAGTCTCACATATCCATTCATACTTGGCCTGAGAGTGGAATAGCAGTGTGTGATATATTTACCTGTGGTGATCACACAATTCCAAGGGCAGGTGCCTCATACATGTATGAGGCAATGGCTGCTACCAACCTTGACTCTCAGGTGATTGATAGGTATGATGAAAAAAGATTATGATGGACCCCTTTATGCTCCCTGGTGGAAAGTTGTAGAGGGTAAGAGAAAGTTCAAAGAATGGTTGAAAAAACAACAGGAGAAAAATGAGTCGTGATGAATTTATTTGGGTAGAGAAATATCGCCCAAAGAAAATTGAGGAGTGCATTCTTCCTAACAATATCAAAAGCACCTTTATTGATTTCCTAGATAAGGGGGAGGTTCCTAACCTTCTCCTATCAGGACCACCAGGTTGTGGTAAAACCACAGTTGCTAAGGCACTCTGTGCTGAATTGGGCACAGATTTTTATATTATCAATGGTTCTGATGAGGGTAGATTCTTAGACACTGTACGCAATAATGCCAAGAACTTCGCTTCAACTGTATCGTTATCTTCTTCTGCCAAGCATAAGGTCATCATTATTGATGAGGCAGATAACACAACCCCAGATGTTCAACTCTGCCTTAGGGCGTTTACAGAGGAGTTTATTGGCAACTGCAGATTCATCTTCACCTGCAACTACAAAAATAAAATCATTCAACCCCTTCATAGTAGATGTTCAGTCATTGACTTCTCCCTTAAAGGAAAAGAAAGGCAGTTACTTGCAGCATCATTCTTCACACGTCTCCAAGAAATCTTGGATACAGAAGGTATTAAATATGATAACAAGGTCTTGGTAGAACTTATCCAGAAACACTTTCCTGATTGGAGACGTGTTCTTAATGAATGTCAGAGGTATGCTGCTGGTGGTAGTATTGATTCTGGTATCCTTGCTTCCTTTTCTAATGTAAAAACTGATGAACTTTTTAAAAACCTTAAAGAGAAAGACTTTCCTAAGGTACGTAAGTGGGTCGTCAATAATCTGGACAATGATCCTAATGTACTTCTTAGGTCTGTTTATGATGCTTGTTATGGGTCCTTGGCAGGTTCTGGCATTGCTGCTGCTGTGCTTATCATTGCTAAGTATCAATACCAATCTTCTTTCGTTGCTGACCAGGAGATAAACATGCTTGCCTGTCTTACTGAAATTATGGTGGAGTGTGAGTTCAAATGACTAACCAACGCATAAGAATTGGATGGGGTGCTCCCTTATTCATCGCTTTCTCCCTATCCTCTTTCCTTTGGTTAGGCATCATCAGTCTTTCCTACACAATTCATCAGTCCCTTCAATCAACAGAACAAAGAAAATGAACACATCCACAGCATTTGAGCCCACCTGGTATCAAGTTTTCCAGAAAGGTGCCTTTGACTATGACAATAATCACGAGTTCGTGACTGGATGGAGCAACGGAACTAGTGTCCATGATATGGTTACAAACTATATGAAAGATGGCATGATCACTTTCGCCGTTGGTCAGATGAAGAAGGGCGGGAGGGGATATGTTCAGGCAACGTTTGCTCGTCTAGAGAAAGAGTTGGGTATCAACTTTGAGCTAGTTGACTACGCTGACGCTGAGATCAAGGTCAACTTTGTGGACGCCATCACTGGGTTGTCTGAGGGTGAGAGTAGAGTGAATGGACTGGCCACCATCACCAACGAACTTGACCCAGTTCCTGAATCCTACACTGTGATTGAGGTTCTTGATGATGGAACCAACCCCTTCTGGAGAGGTGTTCTCACCCACGAGATTGGTCACGCCCTGGGCCTTGGTCACGACCATGACACGATTCATTCTATCATGAGTTACAATCGTAACCGCGCTCAGCAGTGGTTCATGCCTCAAGACATGGCCGCCCTCCATGCCCTCTATGGAGTGTGAATTCAAATGAAATCTGAAACAGCAAAGAAACTGATATCGAATATCAGATTTGGTCAAACCAGAAATG